AGGCGGTGACCTTCACCACGTCGCCCGCGGTGTAGCGGTGATCGGTGATCGTGAGCACGCCGGCGACCACGCTCCAGTCGGTAAGCCGCTCCTCGCGGACCTCGACGTAGCGGACGACAGCCTCGGCCGGCCACGGCAGGGTGATCGGCGACGGGTCGTCCGTGCGCCACACCTCGCGGCGGTCAGCCATCCTGCCGCACCACGCCTCGACGGTTTCGGTCACGGCCGGGATGTACTCGGCGACCAGCTCGGGGTCGCGCTCGCGGCGCTCACCCGGCCGCCAGCCCAGCCCCGCCCGCGCCTGGTCGAGCGTGAGGATGTCGGCCATGCTCGGTTCCCTTCGGGTTCGTTGTCGTGCGGGTGGGCGCGAGGGATCACCCCGCGCCCACCCGGGTCGGGGCCGGCGCCCCACAGGAGGGCGCCGGCCGGTGTTGGAGTCAGGCGGTCGCGGTCGTCTTGAACGTCTTGAACGCGCTCGCGTCCTGCAGGGTGCCGTCCGCGCGCTCGAAGGCGAGGAAGCCGACCTGCAGGTTGTCCGCGTACCGCTCCGTCAGCCGCAGCAGGGCGGCCGAGCCGATGACCTGCCGCACCACGTAGGCGGCCCGGATGTTGCCGAACCCCAGCGAGAGGGAGTTCTGCGCAACCGCGGCCATGTCGTTGTTCACGCGCACGGCCCGGCCGATCAGGGTGTCGGGGACGCCGGCCTGCACCGACGGCTCCCAGATCGGCTTCCCGGTGGAGTCCTTGAGCTTCCGGATCGCCTTGCGGGCGGTCTGGTGCATCATCCACTTGGCGTCCGGGTGGTCGCCGTAGGCGGGATCGAGGGACTCCATCAGGTCGACCAGGTTGTCGTAGGTGATGCCGCCGGTCGTGGCCAGCGAGCCGGTGCCGGTGACGCCGATCGTCGCCGAGGTGACGACGCCGTCGGGCTGGTTGGTGCCGGTGCCGACCGTGTAGAGCTGGCTCTTGATGCGGCCGATCCGCTCTCCGAGCTTCCGGGCCAGCCATGCGTCGGCGTTCGGCGAGTCCTGCAGGAACTGAATCGACGCCTTCACGAGCTTGCTCGTGAACATGTAGGCATCGAGGCTGGCCTGCCCGACGGTGACGTCCTGCTCGACGATCGGCTGGTTCTCGGCCAGGATCGCGCCGAGGTTGCCGGTGTCGTCGTTCGTCGGCCAGGGCATGTTCGCGCCGGTGTCGGTCTCGATCACCTCGGCCTCGGTCAGCATGACGCCGAAGGCCTTCATGGTCTCGACCATGATCGCGCGGAACGCCGGCGGGATGGTGTAGCCGCCGGCAGCGCCGGTGCCCACCGCCGCGTTCTGGAAGTTGCGCTGCAGGCTGGCCTGCTGCTCGGGGTTGGCCTGCGCCATGCCCCGACGCACGAAGGTGGAGAACGCCTCGGCGTACTGCTCGTCTCCGCGCTCGTCGGCCGGCTCGCCGAACAGCCCCTCGGGGCGGCCCGACGGCTGCGACAGCCGCGAGTTGAGCGCCTCCATGCGCTCGATCCGCTCGGCGCGATCGCCGAGGGCGTCCAGGTCGGACTCCATCCGGGAGTAGGTCGCCCTCTCCTCGGCGGTGAAGTCCCGGTCCTCGCGCTCGGCGAGGTTGACCAGGTCTTGCATCTGCTGCCAGGTGTTCGCCCGCTTCTCGCGGAGCTCGGTCGTGGTGGCCACGGTCGTTTCCTTTCTTCCCGCATGCGGGCGTCCCCGTCGGCCCGATGCCGGCGGGGTGGTTCGTGGGTTGGTGGCTCAGCTGAGCCGGTGGAGGGTGCGGGCGCCGTTGAGGCGGTCCCGCAGCCGGCCGGGGAACCCGGCGCGACTCGTGAGGATCGGGGCGGGCGCCTCAGCCCGGCCCGAGTACTTGAACGGGGACATGTCGAAGCTGGCCTTCGCGTCCTCGACCTCGGCGGCGTCCGGGGCGCCGACGACGGAATCGGCGAGGCCGGCCGCGACAGCCTCCTCGGCGGAGTACCACGACTCGGCGAGCATCGCCGTCCGCCACTCCTCGACTGCGCCGCCCGTCTTCGCGGCGTACACCGCGGCGATGTTGTCGCTCAGCCGGTCGAGCAGGTCGCCGGCCTCGCGCATCGTGGCCGCGTTGCCGATCGCCAGCCCCCAGGCGTCATGGATCATCAGCTGCGTGTTGGGCGCCATCTGCACCTCGTCGGCGCCGCAGGCGATGAAGGATGCCGCAGAAGCGGCCAGCCCGTCGACCACGGCGACCACCTTCGCGGAATGCTGCCGGAGCTGGTTGAGGATCGCGACACCCTCGAAGACCATGCCGCCGGGGGAGTTGATGTGCAGCCGGATCGTGTGCACGTCGTCGGGGAGTGCGGCGAGCGCGACCGCGAACTCCTTCGCACTCACCCCCCAGTCGCCGCCCCAGTCGTCGATCGGGTCGTACAGCCGCAGCTTCGCGACCCCCTCGGAGATCTCCGGCGCCAACACCGACGCGCGGATCCCCGCGGTCGGCATCGCGTTGCGGAAGCGGAAGCGGTCAGGCATCGGGGCCCTCCTTGTCGTTGTTGTCGGTGGAGCCCAGCGCCCCCATGTTCAGCGGCCGGTAACGGACGTCGCCGCCCTCCACCGGAGGCAGCTCCTCCAGTGCCCGGATGTCATTCGTGGAGAAGACGCCCAAGTACCACATCTCCTTGTAGAACGCGGCCCGGGCGGCCGAGTCGGCCCGCAGCAGCCCCTCCACGGTGAAGCGCGCGTACACAGGCTCCGGCTTCAGGATCCGGGTGAACCGCTGCTCGATCCGGGTCAGCCACGGCCGCAGCGTGAAGACCAGGAAGCCGATGCTCTGCTGCTCGATCCCGGTGCCCCAGCTCGTCGCCTTGTCGGTGTCCATCAGCATGTGCGGAGGGACGCCGAACATGCGGGCAATCTCGGAGACCTGGAAGCTGCGGGACTCCAGGAACTGGGCGTCCTGCGGCGGGATTGTCAGCTGCTGGTAGTGCAGGCCGCCGTCGAGGATGATCGTCCCGAACGCTTTGTCGAGCCCGGTCCGCTTCTGCTTCCAGCGGGCGTGCAGCGCGTCGGCCTGCTCTTCGTTCAGCCGGCCGTCCGTGGTCAGGATGCCGGTCGACAGCGCGCCGTTGCTGAATAGCCGGGCGCCGAACTCCTCAGCCGCAAGCGCCAGCCCGAATCCTTCCCGGGCCGCGCGCACCGGCGACACGCCGCCGATCCCGTCCTGCCCGAAGCCGGGGACGTGCAGGATCTCGTAGTCGGTGAGCGGCATCGTGCCGTCGAGCTGGTAGACCTTCACACCCTCGCGGGTGCGGCCGGCCTTGATCCGGGACGGGTGGAGCGGCAGCAGGTGCAGCGGCCGGCCCAACCCGTCGCGGTCCCGCCAGCAGTAGGCATCCCCCCACAGCAGCGCGTGACCGACGATCAGCTCCATCAGCTCCATCGGCGTCATGTCCGGATGCGGGTTGCCCAGCAGCGTCGCCGCCTGCCCGGAGGTCACCGGACGGCGCGCGGCACCCTCGGCGCGGAACGGGCCGAAAGGCAGCGAGCCGGTGGTGCCGGCAATCAGGTTCACCGCCCGCCACACCGCCGGGATGCCCAGCACCTTCTTCTCGGTGACCGACACGCCAGCCGTCGACTTCTCCCCGCCGAAGAGGTCAACAATCCGCTCGGAGCTGATCGGGATCTCGGGGCGCTCCAGCTCGGAGCCGGAGTTGCGGACCAGCAGCGGCGCGAACAACGTCACGGCAACTCACCCCCTTCGGGTCGCTTCGGCTCGGGCATCACCGCAGCGACCCGGACGGCCAGCGCGCCGGCGAGAACGGCGGCCGCGCCCAGGTAGACGACGGCCCAGGCCATGCCGGCCAGCAGGTACACACCCGCCGCGACCACCAGGACACCCACGACCGCCAGTGCGATGCCGACACGCTCGACTCGGTCAGGACTCACCAGCTCCCCCTCACCAGATGTTCGGACCTGCGTCAGTCGCGGACTGTGCGCACCAGGCGGCCACCGTGGCGGCCACAAGCAGGGTGATGTCGACGGACGACTTGACGCGGCCCCACACCCACAGGCCCTCATCGGCGGTCCGCTTGGCGCCGCCCGTCACCGACTTGTCGAGGTCCGACTGTCCGCGGTGCACCACCCGCCGCTCAGACACCGCAGCAGCGAAGCCGACACAGGCCCGGGCGTACTCGGCGCGCTCCAGCACGTGCACGATGCACCCACCCGCCTCCAGCTGCGGACGGATCACGTCAGCCGCCGAGCCCGGCGCCATCCACACCTCGGCATCTACGGACGTGAGCAGGTCGACCGCCCACTGCGAACCCTCGCGGTAATCCACCAGCGACCCGCCGTTGGAGGTCACCTCGACACCGATCCGGCCATCCTCGACGGCGCCGGCCGCGACGATGCCCGAGTGCGTCAGCATCGGGGACACGTCCAGCGCCAGCCGCGGACGACCGACGATCGCAGCCGCCGACTCCTTGCACCCACCCCACGCCGTCGACGTGATCACGCCGTCCTTCGCGTGCCCCTCGTCCCACATACCCAGCCGCTCCCGGAGGAAGCCCTCCAGCGACAGGTCCTCACGCTCGCCGCGGATCACCGCGAAGTCGAGAGCGCCCGGACGATCCATGCCCAGCGACGGGTTCGCCAGATACAGGCACCGCTTGTCGTCAGGGTCGGCAGTGTCCGGATCCGCCGACCACTCGTGCCAGCATCGCTTCGTCGCCCTGCGCACCAGCGCCGACGTGCGAATCCGCTTGAAGACCTCGCCGGACACCTTCGGGCCCGGCGGCGTCCCGGTGTAGATCACCTGGGCGTTACCGAGCGGCGCCGCCGAGATGCAGGAGCGGATCGCCTCCAGCTCCTCGTCGGTCAGGTGCTGCGCCTCGTCCAGCACCAGCACATCGACCGTGAAGCCACGACCCGAACCCGACGACCGGGCAATGAACTCGATCGAGCCGCCGGTCGAAAGGTAGATCGCCTCTTGGCCGTTGGTCAGCCGGACCTCGGTGACGAGCGCGTTCAGCTCCGGGAACTTCGCCTTCGGGTCGGCGACCTGCTTACCGAAGAAGTACTGCAGCCGCTTGAAAGCCTTCTTGGTCGTCTTGACCTCGTGCGCGGCGTGCAGGAACGTCTCACCCAGCACCACCATGCCGAACAGCTCGCGAGCCTCGATGATCGCGTTCTTGCCGTTCTGGCGCGGCACCGACAGGCCCGCGGTCTTGCATGTGTACCGGCCCCGGATCGCCAGCGACACCCAGTCGCGGACACCCAGCCAGTCCCGCAGAACCAGCCGCTGCCACGGATCGAGCACCAGCCCGAACGCAGCAGCGAAATCCGCCGCCTCATCGCCCAGCGACCACGGCCGCTTCGGCGCGAAATGAAGCCTAGGAGCTTGCGCCAGCTCCGTGAGCGAGACGCGACGTGAAGTCGACAACCACGCCCCCCGATCCCGACTGGCCTGCCGCCGGCTTCGCAGCGTTCGCCGGGTCGAGATCGTCGATCTGCTTCAGCACGTCGGACAGTAGCCGGCCCATGACCGCGAAGTTCTGGTCAGACTCGCACTCGGCCATCCGCGACTGGAGGTCTGCGCGAAGGTCGCGAAGGTCGTCCAGACGGGACACGCGATCACCTCCAAGGCCGGGGGGTGGTTCGGGGGGGGATATTCGAGCGGGCGCGGTCCTCCGTCGACGCGTTCCAGCAGTTTCGACGCCCCTACCCCCACCAGTTCCGGCTCGCACCGCCGGGATGGTTCGTCATCCACGCCGCCGCCCGCAGGTTGCAGCCCGGGCACCACGGCGTCGAGTCGGAGCCGTCGCCACCATCACGCAGCGCGACCCCATGCCCGAGGTGCCAGTCGTCCCCGTCGTGGATCACCACAGGGCACCGGCCCTCGTGGCTGTGGCACTCACCCGAGCATCCGCACTGGACGGGGCCGTGGTCCCGCAGCCGCTTGCGCCATTCGGCTTTGCGCTGCGGGTGGCCGTCGCTCCAGCGGTAGCCCGGATCAGCCATTACCCCCAGCCACTCCCCGCCCCCACGTGGACACAGGACGCGGGGCCGGCGCATCGGGGGCAGCCGGACGCGGGGAGCGGGCTCAGGGTTGGTGCTGGCGCGCAGCGGTTCGGGCGGGAGCCCTACTGGCTTGGCCGAGGAGTCGAGGCTTGGACGCGCCAGCACCGGCGGCGGTGGTAGCCGGACAAGGCGAATGCCCCAGTCGATGACTGAGGCAAGCTATCGGCATCTTGTCAAGTCATCGCCTCGAAGTCAAACACCCTCGCGAGCATCCGGCGCGCCGCCTCCTCGTCAATCCCCCGCTCCATCCGCTGACCGAGGTGCCGCCACTGGGTCGTGTCCCACTGGGCGCCGCACTCCCGACACCTGCAGGTCGGAGGCCGCCACTCGTCCACGGGGAAGATCGCGACCACGCG